TAAGTCTCCTTTGAGATAGTCAAGAGCGCCAGAACTTGGTACTCTTTCAAACTGTAAGCCTGTTGACTCTCGAAGCAAGTCTCGTACTAAATACTCTCCACGAGCCCCCTTTGCTCTACTATCAACCATCTACATCATTACCCATTAGTATCTCGCCAAGTGTTTCGTACTTTTCTTGATACTCAGCACACTTTGATAGCTCTTCTTCAATCGCTGCCATTATATCCGGATGCTCTCCGATACCCACAGGATTCTGCAGGTAAACCAGCACATTCGCCTTGTGATACTTTACTTTCCCCGCCAGATAGCTCATCATGCTGTCTGCTATTACGTTCTTCATTATATTTCTCCTTTGTCATTTCCCAAATGATTCTACGACGGTTGCTTTGCATACGTCTTGCGTGTCCCATTATTGCTCCAGTTTGCTAACATTGCCTGATTTAACTACTTCTACCTTGTCGAGTAGAGGATGAGTCCATCCGTGGCTCACGACATAAGTATTTAAATCTTCTTCTAAAAGTACCTCTACTAGTTTTTCTCGACCTGTTTCGTCCAATACATTAATGACTTCGTCTAGAAATAATATATTGATTTGAGACTTCGATATGCTACTCATTAGTTTTCGTATAGCAATAAGAGTAGCAGTGTTCACCCTTGCTAGCTCTCCACTAGAGAGAGCAAGAATATCCACAATGTTACCATTATCAGTGATTTGAACATTAAGTTTATCATTTGTAACTATAAACTCCAGTGTAAAACGGCCATCGGATAATTCTGCTAGATAGTAATTTGTGAGCTCTTCCAACTCTTTTACCAAATTCTCTATCTTGTACGCAAGTAATCCATTTGTACTAAAGGCTTTCTTCAATACTTCCAAGTGTCCTGCGGTTGCTCCTTCAAGGTCGAGAAGCTCTTGCAATTCGAACAGCTCTGCCTCGAACTCTTCAGTTTGTTCAAGTACTACTTGGATTCTGGTGTTTCGTTTAGTGATTGCCTCATTTTCTCGTGTAAGTCGAATAATTCGTTCTTTTGCGTCCGATATTCTTTTTGAAATGCCTTCAGCCCTGCTCTTAAGCTCATCAGGATCCAGCGTAGATGCTGGAAGACTGTTGTCAACGCTTCGAAACAATTCCTGCCAATCACTTTCAATTTTGCGAGCACGTTGGTACTCTGCATTGTCTCGTTTAATTTGTGATATTCTTCCGTCAATTTCATCTTGTCTTTCTCTCGCTTCGGCAACTTTCTTTGCCTCTGCATCAATTAATGCTTGTTTAAAAGAAGCATCTACAGATTGCTCACAAGTGGGGCAGTGATCTCCAAGTTTGCTCAACTTATGTAAAACATTCTTTGACCCCGTTACGACCCCGCTTAAGGTTCCTAGCTCGCTTTGAAAATCATCATATGATTGTAGTCCAGATACTTTACAATTCTGTGCATCCTCGATATTTATCTTAGCGAGCAAATCTTTGTAAGTATTATTCTGAGAAATTTTTCTATTTTTCTCAGAAATATTTTTAATTTCAATCATAAGAGTGGCGAGCTCTTGTTCGTCTTCTATGGTCTCAATTGAAATTTCAGACGTAGGCAGTATGGATGTATCACTCAATTTGTTACTTGATAACCACTTTTCAATTGTCGCTATCTTAGATTCAATACTATTGAGATTTAACGTACTCTTTCGAGCTTCTTCTTTGAATAACTCAAAGAGCTTCACATAATGCTCTAGGTGTAAAAGATCAATGAGAAACTTTTTACGGTTCGTATCTGTTGCAGTAAGAAACTGTAGACTGCTATTTGTGTTTTGATATACCAACTGAGAGAAGGTTTTAAAGTCGATTCCAATAATATCTTGGAGTGTCTTGTATGTATTGGTCGCTGTATGAGAACTAATATCTTCTCCATTTTCCAGCAACTTAAGTTTAATACTAGACTTCCTATCAATAATGACATCATACTTTTTTGCCCCCTTTGTAAACTCAAGATGTATATGATACCCTTGGTTTACATATCGGTTTGGTATATCCGCTTTTTTAATTCCTTTTGAGTTCTTGTTGTACAGTGCTTCTTCAATAATTAACGGTATGGAAGACTTTCCCATACCGTTAGTACCAAGAACTTGAGTTACAGTATTAATACTTAAGTCTAACTCGTTGTCTGCACCATAGCTAAAACAATTACTCCATTTCAACTTTTGTAGCGTAATCATTAAATATACCTACTATTTGGGGTATCCGTGTTTCTGGTATCTCCAGAATATATGTTAGATACTCTACTAATTCGTCTTGAATAGTCATTTCTTTGTCCATGACAAGAGTAGCTTCGCTACTTCGTTTGACTACTTTTTTATCAAGAAGCTCTGTATTCTTGATGTTTGCTAGTTCTTGTATATCGCCTTCTATCTCATAAATTGTATGATGCCAGTCTGTTGGTATCATTTCACTAGGATCTGATACTGTCTTACGAATAAGTTGGGGCAGCTCGAAAGCATCCCACATCCATGACCAGTCATTTGGGTTTATTAAGAGGTAGCCGGTTTGTACCTCATTTCGATGAAACGAAGTTGTCATAGGGCTACCAGGGTATACAATATTACGTTGAGTATTGCTGTGTGCGTGTAGATCGCCTGCAAAAACTACGGGAAAGTCCTCGAATCTGTCTAAGTCCACCTCTGGCTTGACATGAGGAGGTATTTCTCCGCGAACATGAGTGAACAAAGGTTTCTTTGGATCAAACAGTTCAATTGAGTTTTTACGATGAAGATCTGCATACGGTAGTACTCCAAACCCAAAGTCATTGTCATAATACGACATATCGACTACTTTTACGAGTGGGTTTATTTCTCGCGTTACTTTTTTTAATTGCGTAAAAAAGGTTTTGTTTTTCTTCGTAGCTTCGTGATTGCCATCATAGATAAGAGTTGGAATACTCACATTCGAAATGAATGAAAAGTATAACTCCAACTCTTCCATGCTTGGCAGACGGTCAAATAAGTCGCCACCAATAATATGCATATTGCACTGTTTTTCTAAGCTATGTACTTGTTCGAAAAACTTTTGGTAACGATTTACGGCCCATTCACGAGGTACATTCTTTTGTCCTAGCTTAATGTGCCAGTCTGCCGTAAATAAGATCATCCGATGTTGAACTCATCTTCCAAAGATTCATCAATATCGCCAGCGGACTCTTCACGAATGTCATCCAAAAGAGCTTTTTGCTCATCGGGAGAGGGACGCTTCATTACGATGTCCATTGACTTCAGATCAGCAATAGCTGCCATTTCAGACTCGTCAAGAGCACGCTGCTTACACTTGAGTACTTGCAACTGGTACTCTACATTGTAGGGAAGAGGACCTGTTTTGACACGCTTGAACTTAACGTCCCAGCCTGTCTCTGGGTCAGTAGGGTCGCCCAGGTCTTCTGCTGCCGTAAGAATGGCTTCAAACAGCTTTTTCTTAAGGTTAATTACTTTTACTTCACCTTTATCAATACACTGCATTGCATAGCTCCACCCACACTTAAGGTCGGGATAGTACTCACGAATCCAGTCTTTTTCTTGGTTAGTAAAACGCTCTTCGTTACGGTCGAAAGACAGACACTCAAAAGGAATCTGCTTACCGTTTTTGCCTTCTAGCCAGTATACGTACCGTGCTAGTACATCGCCAACGAGACGTACTTCGTTGTCTCCGTCACGGTATTGATAGGAAGTAATTGATGATTTTTTTGCGCCGCCAGCGGCTTTGTTAAATGATAGTGCCATTAGTGTATATCCTTTTTGTTGACTTCTTCGTATAGGAAATAAACTTTGTTATCTTCTATGCGAAGTAGACTGTTTTCAGTAAATAATTCCACTGGTACCTCACACACAGTAAGATCCAGAGTAGTTTCGCCAGTAGTAATATAGTCCGCAAAGGGACGCAAAGAAGCTAAAGCGAGGTACTGGCCTATTTCGCGATAGCTGTGCTTATAAGCATTATAAAGTAAAACGTCGGGGTGTAATAAAAAAGAGCCGCCAACGTAACTTTTCTGAGCATACTTATAAAGTTTGTCATATTTGTTCTCAGGTATTTCATTTAGGTACATCATCTTAACAATACTGTACATTGTCTGAGGGTTTCCTTCAGACGTTCTAAATATCTTTTCCCAATCGTAGAATAACATATTATACTCTCATTTGAGGCATTTGTCAAGAAGTATTTTTCTATGTTCAAAGCTGTTTAATTGAATAACCTTGTTTCATGTAATACCCCATTCTGTTTGATGCCTGTCTTTGGGCTGTTTTGCCTTTAAGATGAATATCAATAACCACAGGGTCTCTTTTATTTTCGTGCTTTCTTACAACACGCCCTATCAACTGAGTTAATAAGGGTTCGTTATTGATAGGAGTAGCAAGTATAAGACAAGAAAGAGTATTAACGGATATGCCTTCGCTAAAAATTGCTTGAGTTCCGTACAGAATCTTTTTGTTTCCTTCTAAGATTTCACTTATAAGTTCTTCTCTATCTTCATGCGCGACCTCGCCCGTAACACATATAGAAGTTTCACCAGTCAGTTCGGCGCAGCTCTTCAAGAAATGAACTCGATCTGACACCACGAGCACCTTGTGCCCTCGTGCGGCATATGCTGATGCTAACATCGCGACAGAGTGACGATACTCATCGTTATTTGCGATAGCATTGACTCGCTTAGCCCAAGGGATGCTGGCCCCATCGGGAAACCTAACCTCACTTCTGTATATGTGAATACTTGGCGTGAGGAAATTCTC